GCTCTCATAAGGCAATTCTTCGAACTCTTCATCTGATATAATCTTCCAGTCTTTATATATTCTACCCCTTGCACCCTCACTTACTAATCCCATTATCATATTGTGGTAATGGTCCGGGTTTTTTGTTTTGTATCTCCCGTAATTTTCTATTGTCTTTTGATTTAAGTTTTGGATATTATCAAGATACGTTCCGCCTATAAATATTGCATCCTTTTCTCCCTTTTTAAGCTCGGGTCGGTAATATCCCTCAACTTCTGATGGCATTAAGTTAAACCAGCGCTTTACTATCCAGTGATTCTTGTCCGGAGCATTTAATAATAAAATTATGGTTATGTCTGATTTGACTGTTCTTAATGAATCGTCTAGTTGTAAAAAATCTGATTCTGCAACCTCGTCTGCCTCTTCTATTATAACACAATTATAACTTGCCAGCGACTTTAGCTTGGCTTTCTGATCTGATGACGACTTTCTGAAACCAATTCCATTTATTTTATTTTGTCCATAAGTAAACTCAAGAGTATTCTCTCTCATTCCTATGTGGTTTTCCAATCCTTGCTCATCAATCCTATCTCTTATTTCTTGAAATATTGAGTTGCGAATATCTCCCAGTATAAACCTCATAATCGCTGCTCTAAAATATCCAGCAGTTACTAATTTTAAAATAGAGAACTGACTAGCTGCATAACTTCTCCCTGATGCACGCCCGCCCATGCAAATGAAATATCTTGGTTTTTCAAGGAATAGTGGTCTATATAATTTACTCGGATTTAGATTCATCTGAAAAATCGTGAAAGATTACATTTATTTCACTAGCCATTGGCTTCCCGTTTTCTCCGGTGAGTTCATTTCGTGTACTAAACTCTTCTTTTCTTTTTCTTTCCAGAAACTTAAGTGCCAACTCTGGACTACTGCCTAGTGCATTAACAACTGACTGCCTTGCTTTAAGTATTGGCTTTTCTAGTAGTGCTTGAAATCTATCCTGTAATATTGGGTTATTTTTAATCCATGTATAATAAGTATCTCGATTAATCTCGGCATACATACACGCCTCAGATACTGATGCACCAATAGAAAAAGCCTCCTCAAGTTTTTTGACCTTCATTGCGTATTTAAACTTGGCCGTTGTTGGTTTTCCTTTTAGCATTTTATTTTAATTCAATTGCTTATCTGGGTGTTTCTTACCATTTTTTGGATATGGTTTTATTTCCATACTTATTTATTCAATTTATAATCAATCAACATCTCAGTGATTTTCATATAATCAGCGATTCCCATTTGACGAAAGCTAAAACCTAGCTCCTTCTGGATGTAATCGTGAAGCTCCTTGTTTTTATCCTCTCGAAGTAGTGCAGTTGCAAAAACCTCAGGATATTTTTCTTTCATTAGCAAAGCTGATGAACACTCCGATCCATTAACTCTAATCTCCTCCCAAAGCTCACCCTCGGTTGCCTCAACATCTTCTTTCTCCCTCTTGATAGTGATTTTATTTTCCCTATTATCGGTTGCCTTTTTGTACTGTTCGCTTTCAGTTTGTAAAAGAGCCTGCAGTTCGTCATTTAACGAGTAAATTTTTTCAATGATTTCTTTAGCCATTGTTTTGTTTTATTAAATAAATTAGTTACTTCTTTTGATTGTGGTTTGACCTCCTCATCCAATTTATCCCACTGGCCAGCTTTCTTGAACCTGTAAGACACTCCAACGCTCTCAATAGTTCCCTTTATAATTTCAGTTTTGCTTTCTATTTTGAATATTGCCAGGAATATTTGGTCCAGTATTTCGGCGCTTAGTTTCTTTTTGCTCTTAAACTCCATCTCGCCAAAAACATCAGACACATTATACACAAAGTTTTCTTTTTCTTTTTTCTCAGAAAATATCATAGTTGTATTATATCACAATTAAATTATTTTGTAAAATAATCTTTTATGTGTGAGTTATTATTTTGCCATCTCGATACTCCATTGTAAATCCATTTCGATAAACTATTTTATTTATATCATGGTTTTCAAACATTATTTTTAAAAATTCATCCCTCCCACGCATCAGTTTATATTCTTTACTATTTATTTTGACGTGATCAACCGAACACTCGCGCGTGTAGGCAACTTTCCAGTCAGTTTGCATTANCTTCAGAAAGAAGTCAGTGTGTTCACCTGATATCTTAATCCTTCCATCCCATTTAATACCGATATTTGCCCGTATTAAGCAAAAATTTGGCACACATCCGGTATATTTCCAGCCATCGGCATATTCACCGCTTCTCTTGTGATAAATTGTCTTTCCTTTTTTTTCGAGATAATGCTCAAACTTTATTTCATGTCCGTCCTGCATAACCTTTCCACCGACAATGCCAATTAGTGGCTCTGCTTCCATTATCTCAACCAACTTATTAATTTTGGTGTCTTCAGTAAAAACAAAATCATCCTCGAGTATCAATTTATATTTTCTATTTGTATTTTCAAATAGAAAATTTCTAACCTCCGATAGTCCTGCATCGTATTTAAATGAAAAGGCTCTTGGCTTACTTCTCAATCCAGCCTCAAACAGCCTAAAATACAAATCATTATAATATTTCGGTATGAATTTTTTACTATTATCTCCGATAAAGATGTTTGCATGCGGATAATACTTTGCGATTGAAAATAGCAGGTTTTCAAGGCAGTCTTTTCTTTCGAAGTGAGTGATGAGAAAATCAATATCTTCAAGTCCGGTTGGATCGTATGTGTCCATATTACCATGCATATCAATAGCATAATCGATTCCATACTTAGTAAAAAATCGCTTCTTGTCGCTCTTTCTTGATCTGAAATCTATATATTTATTGTGGTTTTCTTTTGATAGATGTTCAACGAATGGCTTATGGATCACGATTGAATCCGGACAGTAAAACGCTTTATATCCGGCGCGCTTAAAGTCAATAAAGAAGCTTGAGTGTTCGTATGCCACCTTTATCTCATCATCCCACTTAACCGCCACAACTGCGCTTGTTTTAGCTATAAAGAAGTTGAAAGTTAAATCAACGAATGATGATCTATTATTATCCTCTAGCGATTTATAAATAAAATGTTTATCTTTCTCCTCAATAAATCCTTGATAGTTCTTTATTTGTCCACCCTCTGATATTCGCCCACTAACCAAATCAACACCCTCATTTCCCTCTATGATTTTAAGCATATTCTCAACTTTTGCACCTTCATCAAACTTGAAATCGTCATCACCAATCAGAACATAGTTTGTATCTACTAACCTCACCAACTCGTTTCTTGCTTTGCACAAGCCACAATCATATTCCAGTTTTATATATCTTACTCCAAGTGACTCGAAGTGTTTTTTTTTATCTTCGGATGGATTCTGATCGCCGATGATAATGCTTATGTCCGGATATGTTTGGTGTAGACTTTCGACACAAACATTAAGATATTCATCTCGGAGAAATGTGACTATGATTGCAGTTATGTTTTTCATAAAGTTTTTTTTAATTCAGTTGATGATATTCCTCGTGTCCTTGGCAAATAAATACATCCATAATCATCAAACTTTCCTTTCCAATCGCTACCCATAACCATTCTGGCTTGGAACAGCGCTATATTTCTTCCTTTCTGCTTCCAGTCTTTTTCCGGGATAACCATATACACACATTCAATCATCTCAAGCACTTCTTTTCTTTGTTGGTATGTTTGAATTGATTTCTTGCCTTTCTTTTTATTGAAAGCATCGGTTGAAAGTCCCACGATCAATTTCTCACCCAGCTTTGATGCACGCTTTAGCAGGCGCGCGTGGCCAAAATGAAAAAGGTCAAAACTTCCATATGTGATGATGTTAGGATATTTTATTGCAAGGGTCATTTGCCCAGCACCACCTTTTCTTAGGTGTTTCCCAATCTTTTCCATATTTTATTTCTAATATTTGTTTTGGATCATCTGGAATGATTACTTCCAATCCATTAAAATAATATTTAATTAAATTATCAAAATTTTCAGCTGGATATTCGTATGTCAATAAATCAGTTTCAATATTTCTTCCACCATTTAAAAAAGCATTGAAGCGTATGTTGTCCTCGTGTTTGTAGTAAAAAAAGAAGTCAACCTTAATACTGTGCCTCCTCCATGATAATTCAAAATGCTCTCCAAAAACACCAAAAGAATGGTACAATATAAAGCCTTTTTCCATAAAATCCACTAAAACGTCGGATAATGTTCGTATAGACCATTCCTCCATAAACACCCCGATATCGATA